GAAAAGAAAAAGTGGGTTTTTGGACAAATAGTCATTAAGGAGGGTTTATAAAAGTGAGTGAATACGATACAAAACGAAGCGGCGTTCCGGTGCAAATAATTGAGACTGGAGAAATCTTCAATTCGATTCAGGCATGTGCAGACAAACTTGGAGTCGGTGCATCATGGGTCAACGCAGTAACAAATAGTCATACAAATGTTTGTACATGTCATGGTTATCATATTATTCGATTAGATAGCGATAGTTATATTTCAAAAAAGAAACATGTCGGACGTCCGAGCATACCTGTTCGTATACCAGAGACAGGAAAACAATATTCGTCAATAACTGAGTGTGCAAAAGCAGTTAACGGAAGCACCGGCGCAATAAGCGAAATCTTATGCAAGAAAGGAGTTAGAAAAACACACAAAGGTTTTCATTATGAATACGCAGCATCATCTAATAGTATGTGAGAAAAAGATTAGATGCGGAAATAACATGGACTTTTATAGGAGAGAGATGGTGATTTGCCTTTTAACGACATATCATTGTCTTTTTTGTTTTGTTCTTGGTGAAGTAGAAAGGAGTTACATCATGAGAGAAAGCAAATTCCAGGCTAATTTAAAAAAGAAGCTGAAGTCCATGTTTCCAGGTTGCATCGTAACAAAGATGGACCCTACTGATATTCAGGGGATGCCAGACCTTCTTATTCTTTATAAGAACAAGTGGGCAACATTGGAACTCAAACGTAGCAGAAATGCTACTCATCAACCCAATCAGGATTATTACGTTGACAAGATGAATGAGATGTCATTTTCACGATTTATATTTCCTGAGAACGAAGAGGAGGTACTACATGAACTTCAACAATCATTGGAATCTTGAGGGAACACATGCACCATTTAGTGCAAGTCAGTCGTCATGGCTTAGATATTCTGACGATAAACTACTTAGTGTGTTTCACAATTTAAAAGCAAAAGAGCGAGGTACAAGATTACACGAATGGGCAAAAGAAACGATTCTTTTAGGAATCAAGCAATCTCGTTCAAACAAAACCATTTGTGCATATGTAAATGATGCCATTGGTTTTAAAATGCAACCAGAAGTTGTTCTTAGATATTCTGATTATTTTTTCGGAACAGCCGATGCTATATCATTTAAAAATGGTATGCTTAGAATTCATGACTTGAAGACTGGAAAGTCTGGTCATATGGAACAGTTATATGTTTATGCAGCTTTATTTTGTCTCGAGTATGACGTCAAACCTGGTGATATTACCATCGAATGTCGTCTTTATATCGAAGATACTGTAGAAGTTGAGCGACCAACAGCAGAAGTTATTGTACCAATCATGGATAAGATTGTATATTTCAACGAACTACTGGAAAAAGAAGCTAAAAAAGGAGCGTAATTATTATGACTATAGCCGAAGAAATAAAAAGTTATATTGGGTCAGCTTCAATGACCGATGAAGAATATCTTGCACATTATGGTATGCCACGACGTTCTGGTCGTTACCCTTGGGGGTCCGGTAAAGAACCATTTCAATCCAGCAGAGACTTTATTGGTCGAGTTGAAGAAATGCGACGTTCTGGATTCACCTATACCGATGAAGATGGAAAGACTTGGAGTGGAGATAATGCTATTGCTAAATCATTAGGATACAATTCTACTGATTTCAGAACTATCTATTCCATAGCTAAAGATGAGCGGCGAGCTTATGACGTTGCTAGAGCTAAGTCATTACAGAAAGATGGTTTGAATCCGTCTGAAATTGGAAGAAAAATGGGTAAGCGAGAATCCACCATTAGAGAATTATTATCCAATAAAGATGCCGAGTATCGTATGAATCAGTCCCGTGCAACTGCTGATTTTCTTAAGAAACAGGTTGATGAAAAGGGCATGATAGACGTTGGTCATGGTGTTGAAAGAGAATTACAAATTTCAAAAGAGAAACTTGATCAGGCATTGTTTATGTTACAGGCAGAAGGTGGATATGAAGTTTATGGTGGCAGATTTGCACAGGTAACAAATAAAGGACAGATGACAACCCAAAAAGTTTTATGTCTTCCTGGTACACCACATAACGCAATATATGACTTTGATAAAGTGAAAACCATTACAGATTATACATCTCGAGATGACGGTTCTACTTTTGAAAAAAAATTTCATTATCCAGAAAGTCTTAGTTCAAAGCGACTTGCTATTCGTTACGCTGAAGATGGCGGAACTGCACAGGATGGAGTTATCGAATTGAGAAGAAATGTTCCAGACCTTTCGCTTGGTGAATCACATTATTCTCAGGTTAGAATTATGGTCGATGGAACGCATTATTTAAAAGGTATGGCAGTATATTCTGACAACATGCCTGACGGTGTAGATGTTATATTTAACACCAACAAAAAGAAAGGTACACCAGCATTAGGACCGGATGGACATACTGTATTAAAACTTATAAAGAAAGACCCGGATAATCCTTTCGGTTCGACAATAAAAGATGCCGACCAGGGCGGACAGTATTGGTATGAAGACCCGAAAACCGGAAAGAAAAAATTAGGTTTGATTAATAAGCGTTCTGATGAAGGTGATTGGTCTGAATGGAAAGATGCGTTACCATCCCAGTTCTTATCAAAACAGTCAAAAGAGCTTGCGAAGAAACAGCTTAATATAGCTTACGAAGATAAAAAAGCTGAATTAGCTGAAATTATGGCTTTGGAAAACCCAACAGTTAAGAAATATTATCTTAACAAGTTTGCGCAGAGTTGTGATTCGTCGGCTGTTCATTTGCAGGCAGCCGCATTACCAGGACAGAAGTATCACACTATATTACCTGTAAATTCTTTGAAAGAGAATGAAATATATGCACCTGGATATGAGAATGGTCAAAAGTTGGCACTTGTTCGATTTCCACATGGCGGCACGTTTGAAATACCAATTCTTACCGTTAATAATAAAAACACAGACGGTACAAAACGAATCGGTAAAACATCAATGGATGCAGTTGGAATAAATCATAAAGTTGCTGAACGGCTGTCCGGTGCAGACTTTGATGGAGATACAGTAATGTGTATTCCGACGCATGACAAAGCGGGTAAAGTGAAAATCATATCCACAGACCCATTAAAAGGCTTGGAAGGATTTGACCCTAAGTTGAATTATGGTGGAGAAGCAAAGATAGGTTCAGATGGAAAAACCCATTATTACCGTAATGGTAGAGAGTATCGGATCATGAAAAAAACAGATACTGAAATGGGTAAGATTTCAAACCTTATTACCGATATGACATTACTTGGCGCTGATGAAGATAAAATAGCAAGAGCTGTACGGCACTCTATGGTTGTTATAGATGCTGAAAAGCATAAGTTGGACTACAAACAGAGTGAGATTGATAACAATATCATAGCACTCAAGAAAGAGTATCAGGGTAAAGCAACTGGAGGAGCTACCACTATTATATCTAAGGCGAAGGGCGAGTATGACGTAGATAAAAGACAGGGTACCCCTAAGATTAACATGCCTGGTAAAGAGTGGTATGACCCATCACGCCCAAATGGAGCCCTTATATATAAGAGGGCAGATGATGCTGACTATACCATAACACAGATAGATAAGAAGGGTAGACCTGTTACCGTAGTCAAGACCAGAAAACAGAAGAGTACCAAAATGGCAGAAACAGATGATGCATATACCCTGATATCCAAGCATAGACACCCTATGGAGCTGGTTTATGCAGAGTATGCCAATGAGATGAAGCAGCTGGCTAATGAAGCCAGAGTTAATATGGTCACTACTGGTAAGATTGCTTATAACCGTGAGGCTAAAAGAAAGTATGAACCGGAAGTAAAGAGTTTGATGAACAAACTTAATACTGCTGAACTCAATATCGTTAGAGAACGAGCTGCTAACAGAATGGCAAGTGCAGAAGTAGCTAAGAAATTAGAAGCTAATCCTAAGATGAAGAGTAAAGATGTAACAAAAGCTGGTCAACAGGCACTTACAAAGTATCGTCAAGAAGTAGATTCTGTATCAAGAAAAGATAGAAATATTGTAATTACAGACAATGAATGGAAAGCCATCCAATCTGGTGCAATCAGTGAAACTATTTTGAAACGTATACTTAATAATTCTGACCCAGCTACACTTAGAGAAAGAGCAATGCCGAAAACTTCAAGAACTGTAACTGAAGCAACTCAAAACAGAATTAAAGCAATGTCAGCTTCTTATACAATTGCTCAGATTGCAGACAAACTTGGATTATCGACATCGACTGTATCTAAGTATTTGAAAGGAGGAAAGTAAATGAGCGATTGCAGATTAACAACATTCGACAATCCTTACAATCCTTTCACCCAATTTAGTGAATGGTTGCTGTTTGACAATGAACATGATTATTATACAGTTAATAAACTGGCAAGATTATGTGAGGATTCGGATGATATGACAGAAAAAGAGATAGAAGAAGAGCATGAACGTGTAATTGATGAAATTATAGACAATGATGCCCTTAATATCTACAAAAAAGTCTATCGAAATGATGACACAGAGCAGTAAAATTCATACCATGCCGTAGATGAAGCGAAAGACATAGAGGGGGGTCTCAAAAACAGCACCCCCTCCCATCATCGCGGCGGTCTTTGATATTTCCCCGGAGGAAATTTTCTGAAAAAACACTTCTATTAGATATTTCTTAGATGGGCTTATGAGCCTTCCTTTCCACAGTGTAGTATTGCATTTTTTAGAATTTAACCTGGCGTTAATAACTCCTTTCTCAATACAAAACTCATTCATAAGTCCATCTAAGTGGTATCTAATTCACACATAAGTGTTGTTTTTCAGTAGGTAATTACGTAGAAGGAGGTGGCAAGGATGGCTAAAAGTAAAGTAGCAGGTTCTAATAAAACAATGCGACCAGCTTTGACGCCTGAAGCTAGAGATAATCAACTTATATTTTTGGCAACGGACCTTGCCGAAAGACAGCTGAGAGAGGGAACCGCATCTTCTCAGGTTATAACTCACTATTTAAAGCTCGGTGCTACACGAGAAAAAGAACAACTTGAAATAGAAAGATTACAAGAAGAAAATAAGTTGCTTAAAGCAAAAACAGAAGCATTGCAGTCTCAGAAGAATAGCGAGGAGCTTTATGCAAATGCTATTAAAGCGATGAGACAATATTCAGGACATGGCGATGAAATTGATGAAGGTGATGAAGACAATGAAGACAATTATTAGAACATACTCCGAATTAATTACATTACCTACTTTCATGGAGCGTTATAAATATTTGCGAATAGGTGGAACAGTTGGCGCCGATACATTCGGATTCGATAGATACTTGAATCAGGCGTTCTATAAATCTGAAGAATGGAAATCAATCAGAAGGCACGTCATTATTCGAGATTGCGGGTGTGATTTAGGAATTGAAGGACGTGAAATACATGAGCGAATTTTAATTCATCATATTAATCCAATATCAGAAGAAGATATTTTAGATAGAAGTGATTATTTACTAAATCCAGAGTATCTAATTTCAACATCGCACAGAACCCATAATGCAATACACTACGGCGATGATAGTATCTTGATTGACGTGCCGCTTGAAAGAAGAAAAAATGACACTTGTCCATGGAAACATTAAAGGAGGTGTGAACTATGGATGACAGTATACTTAACACAATCAAAAAATTGATTGGCATGTCAGAAAGTAATACTCAGTTCGACATTGATGTTATTACTGGAATAAATACAACATTAATGATACTTAATAGACTTGGCGTTGGTAATAAAGGTTTTAAAATCACTGGCAATTCTGAAACGTGGGGGGACTTACTTTCAGATAATGATGATTTAGAGGCAGTTAAGACATACATACATTTAAAGGTGAAACTTCTTGTGGACCCGCCACTAAGTTCGACTGTGATGGATTGCATGAAACAAATGATTGCCGAATTAGAGTGGCGAATAAATGAAGTAGCAGAGTCGAACTTATAAAGGAGGTGTTTTATAAAATGAGTAACAATGAATTAATGCATCATGGCATTATCGGAATGAAGTGGGGCGTTCGTCGATTTCAAAATAAAGACGGAAGTCTTACATATGCAGGTAAAAAGAGAGCTCTTAGTATGCAGGAGCAGTATACAGAGTTTTCTAAAAATAAGAAATATCGTGATAAAGACGGTAACCTCACATATGCTGGTCGGAAGAAAGCGTTAAAGATGAAAGAAGAATATTCTCAGTTGACTGGCGGAAAACAGTTGAGAAAACTTCAGGAAGCATCAAAGTCTGGTAACGGTTCAAAAAATAAAAAGATTAGCGAAATGTCTAATGCTGAGATAAGAGACAAAATTACCAGACTACAATTAGAAGGACAATTGAAGAGTATTTCGGCTAGCGAAAAAACAACTGGTCAGAAATTTGTTGACAGCTTGAAAGATTCTGCGTCTTCCATAATAAAAACCAAAGGTACACAAATAGTTGGTGATTTAATTGATAAAAAAGTGCGTGAAATGCTCGGATTGTCAAATAACAACAGTTTAAAAAAGCAGGCTGAAGATGCTGAAAATCGATTCAAGATAGCTAGCAATAATAGAAAGCTGTCTAAATTGAATGCTGAAATTTCTGGAGAGAAAAAAGCGGCAGCACAGAAAGCCGTTGATGATTATATCAAAAAAACCGCAACCAATTCTGCAACCTCTGGAACGTATCGGAAATCTGGAGAAGGAATTTTTGATAGTAAAATTTCAACCGGTAAGCCAAGTTATAACCGACTACAGTTAGAAGACCACAGTAAACAAAATACGTCGTGGCATGGAACTGTAGAAGGTACTGGTACCAGCAGATACAATCCACCAAGTGGTCCAATTATTGATGCTACAAATATTCGAGAGCTAAATCCTCGTCAGATTGAGATTGGGCAAAACTATGTAGCCGGATTGTTGGAAGATAAAAAGAGAAAGCGGTGACGTGAATTATGAGCTTATCAAATACTGCCACTCCGAAGTATTATGGTAAATTTCGAGAAGCTGTAATTCGAGGAGAGATACCAGTATGTCATGAAATCGAAATGGAAATGAATCGAATAGATGCAATGATAAAGAATCCTGGAATTTGGTACGATGACCAAGCAATCCAGGGTTTTATTGATTATTGTGAGAACGAGCTTACATTAACCAACGGAGAAAATTTACATTTACTTGATTCATTTAAACTATGGTCGGAGCAAATATTCGGATGGTACTATTTTGTTGAAAGAACCATTTATGAACCATCACCAGATGGTCATGGCGGTCGTTACGTAACAAAAACGATACGAAAGCGCATGATTAGAAAACAGTATCTTATAGTAGCCAGAGGAGCTGCTAAATCTATGTACGCATCTTGTCTTCATAGCTATTTCTTAAATGTAGACACATCAACTACCCATCAAGTTACAACTGCACCAACAATGCCTCAGGCAGAAGAAGTTATGTCACCGATTAGAACATCTATAACCAGAGCTAGAGGACCGTTGTTCAAATTCCTTACTGATGGTTCCTTACAGAATACAACCGGTTCAATAGCAAATCGTGTTAAGTTGGCGAGCACTAAAAAGGGCATCCAAAATTTCCTAACCGGTTCATTACTAGAAGTTCGACCAATGTCAATCGATAAATTGCAAGGTCTGCGAGTAAAACTTGCTACGGTTGATGAATGGTTATCTGGAGATATACGAGAGGATGTAATTGGTGCTTTAGAGCAGGGAGCTTCAAAAGAGCAGGGCGGCGGAACAAACGATGATTATCTCATAGTAGCAATTAGCTCGGAAGGTACTGTTCGTAATGGTTCCGGCGATACAATCAAAATGGAATTGATGAAGATTCTCAAAGGCGAATATGATGCGCCGCATACATCTATTTGGTGGTATAAGCTTGATTCCATTGATGAAGTTGGAAATCCTGATATGTGGCTAAAAGCAAATCCAAATCTTGGACATACAGTCAGCTATGAGACTTATCAGTTGGACGTGGAAAGAGCTGAAAATAATCCAGCCCAAGCAAACGACATTCTGGCAAAACGATTTGGTATTCCTAGGGAAGGGTATACTTATTACTTTACGTATGAAGAGACACTTCCGCACGAAACAACACATGATTATTGGGGATTACCATGTGCTATGGGTGGGGATTTATCACAGGGTGATGATTTCTGCTCATTTGTATTTATGTTCCCTTTATCCAACGGAGAATTTGGTATAAGGACAAGAAATTATATATCAGAGCTAACCTTGCATAAATTACCATCGGCTATGCGAGCCAAATATGACGAATTTATAGCGGAAGGTAGCGTGATTGTTATGCCTGGAACCGTGCTGGATATGATGGAGGTATATGATGACCTTGATGAATACATATCGAAATCAGAATACGATGTTCGTTGCTTTGGATTCGACCCGTATAACGCCAAAGAATTTGTAGAGCGTTGGGCGCGAGAGAATGGTAGTTATGGTATCGAAAAAGTCATTCAGGGTTCGAAAACAGAGTCTGTACCATTGGGAGAATTAAAGAAGCTTTCCGAAGAAAGAATGCTGGTATTTGATGAAAAACTCATGATGTTTACGATGGGAAATTGTATCGTCATGGAAGACACAAATGGAAACCGTAAATTATGTAAAAAGCGATATGAAGCAAAAATCGATGCAGTTGCTGCTATGATGGATGCTTTCGTTGCTTTTAAATTGAACAGAGAAATGTTCGAATAAAGGTAGGTGAAAATTAAATAATGGAGATGAGTATTGGTTCCAGGCTTAAACATGCCTGGAATGCTTTTATTACGAACCGGGACCCAACACGATATATTCAGTCGCTTGGCCCCGGTTTTTCTTCGCGTCCAGATAGACCAAGGCTATCGAGAGGTAATGAACGTACAATTGTTACTTCCATATACAATCGAATAGCTTTAGACGTTGCAGGTATATCCATCAAACATTGTCGATTAGATGATAACGGTAGATATGTTTCAGAAGTGAATTCTGGATTAAATAATTGCTTAAATCTCGAAGCAAATATTGACCAGACTGGACGTGCATTTATACAGGACGTTGTTTTATCAATGTTTGACGAAGGATGCGTCGCTATAGTTCCAGTTGATACAACACTGAATCCAAAAGATACAAACTCTTACGATATTCAGACTATGCGAACTGGAAAAATCGTCGAGTGGTACAAGCATGATGTCAAAGTTCGAATCTATAACGACCGAATAGGCGAAAAACAAGAAATTATTTTACCTAAAAACCAGGTGGCTATTATTGAAAATCCCCTGTACGCAGTTATTAATGAGCCAAACGCAACAATGCAGCGACTTATTAAAAAACTACGGCTGTTGGACGTAAGTGATGAGCGAACTTTGTCAGGAAAGTTGGACTTAATTATACAGCTTCCTTATTCAACAAGGACTGATGTAAAGAAGGAACAGGCTGAACGTCGTAGAGAGGCTCTTGAATCTCAGCTGGTAGATAGCAAGTATGGCATTGCTTATGCCGATGCAACTGAAAAAATTGTCCAGTTAAATCGTTCAGTTGAAAACAATCTCATGAGTCAGATTGAGTATCTTACTAACCAACTTTATAGTCAGTTGGGATTAACCCAATCGGTAATGGATGGAACCGCTGATGAAAAAACAATGCTTAATTATAACAATCGAACGATTGAACCAATAATTGCGGCTATTGTTGATGAAATGAAACGAAAGTTTCTGACAAAGACAGCTAGAACAAAGGGACAATCCATCATGTATTTCAAAGACCCGTTCAAGCTTGTACCGGTAAACGATATTGCAGAGATTGCTGATAAGTTTACGCGCAACGAGATTATGACGTCTAACGAAATTAGACAAATTGTTTGTATGAAACCATCTAGCGACCCTAAGGCAGATGAGCTTGTAAATAGTAACATCAGTCAGCCAGAGCAGAGATTAGATGGTGAATTAAATAAAGATTTAGAAGAAGGAGGAGACGGTCAAAATGGATAATTACGATTTTGGCGGATGGGCAACCAGAAATGACCTGCTTTGTGGCGATGGTCGGACTATTCGTAAAGATGCTTTTGCCGAAAATAACGGATGCACAGTTCCACTGATTTGGAATCATGATCACAACAATCCTGATGCAGTATTAGGACATGCCATTCTTGAGAATCGAGATGATGGTGTATATGCCTATGGTGTATTTAATGATACCGAGCAGGGGCAGACAGCAAAAGAGTTAGTGCAGCATGGAGATGTTAGTTCCTTATCAATTTGGGCTAATCAGCTTAAGCAGATTGGTAATGATGTCATTCACGGCAATATTCGGGAATTAAGTCTCGTTTTAGCCGGAGCAAATCCAGGCGCTTATGTTGACTTTGTAATGGCTCATGGGGCAGATGAAGAAGATACTCTTTACGCTTGTTATTACGAAAATATTATGCTCTATCACTCAGATGAGCCACGAGATGAGCAGAAAGGAGAATCAAAGTTGGACGGAGATAAAGAAAAAGAAAAAGCAGAAGAGAAAAAGTCTGAAGATAACAAAACTGATGATGAAAAAACCATGCAGGACGTTATCAACACCATGACTGAAGAACAGAAGGACGTAATGTTTGCGTTAGTTGCTAGAGCCATGGAAGACAAAAAAACTGATGGTGAACCAAAAGAAGATGCCACAAAAGATGGTGAGCCAGTAAAACATAACTCAGAAGGAGGAGAAGTAATGAAATATAACGTATTTGATAACAAAGATGAAAAAAAAAACGGAAATGTGCTTAGCCATTCAGATGAACAGGCTATTCTTGCATTAGCAAAACAGTCTAATGTTGGAAGTTTACAGATGGCAATGCAGATTTATGCAGAAGAGCATTCTGATACTTTAGCACATGGCGTATTTGGCGATGAGACAGAATCATTGTTCCCAGAGTACGAACTCATTAAGAAAGGTGCACCAGATACTCTCGAAAGAGACCAGAGCTGGGTTGCTGGTGCTATGGCAAAGATTTCCAAATCACCAATTTCTCGTATCCGTACAAGACAGGCTGATGCAAGAATTGCAGAATTAAAAGCCAAAGGCTATCAGAAGAAAGGTGATTACAAGCGTGATTCTGTTGCCATCAAGCTGATTAGTAGAACCACAGACCCACAGTCAGTATTTATTAAAGATGATATGCATAGAGATGACATTGTCGATATCACTGATTTCGATGTCGTAGCATATCAGTGGTCCATTATGCGCCATACTCTCGATGAAACATTGGTACTTGCTGCACTTGTAGGTGATGGTCGTGATGAGGGCGATCCGGATAAAATTCATGAGGACCATATCCGTTCTATCTGGAATGATGATGATATGTATTGTATTCATCAGGATGTCGATTTCAAAGCAGCTGCAACTAAACTTCAAGGCTCTGATACAGGTAAACACTTTAGTGAAAATTATATCAAATCTGAAGCAATTGTTGAGGCATCACTGTACAGTCGTGAAAAATTCAAAGGGTCTGGAACTCCAGATTTATACTGCACACCGCACTTGTTAAATGTTATGTTACTTGCTCGTGACTTGAATGGACGTCGCATTTACGATTCCAAAGCTGACCTTGCAAAAGCATTGAATGTTAATGAGATCATCACAGTTGAACAGTTTACAGGTCTTCAGAGAACAACCGGTACTGGTGAGAAGAAGAACCTTCTTGGAATCTTTGTAAATCTGGCTGATTATAAGTTTGGTGCAACAAAAGGTGGCGAAGTAACCAGATTTGAAGATTTTGATATGGACTTCAACAGATTCAAATATATGCTTGAGACACGTTTATCAGGTGCACTTACAAACCTCTACTCTGCAATTGCTCTTGAAGAGCCAGCTGAGTAATAGATGATAAAGGAGGAAACAAAAATGGATAGAATTTTTCACCATGATGACACAATGTATGAAGCAGCAACAAAGGTCTATGCAAAGACAGATGGATATGCTTATTTAGAAGCCGATTACAAAACAAAAGTTCCGGCTGATGTATTAGAAGATTTATTTGTCAGAGGATTGATCATAGTAGATGCTGGAGTTATGTATAAGCCTGTTAGCCTTAAGATTGCAAGTAAAGTTGCGACTGTTACTTATGTTAAGGCAAACAGCTCTACAGCCACAACTGCTGATTTAGCAACTGTTAAATCTGCTTAATTTAAGGAGAAATCAAAATGGCAAAATGGTTTGGAAAAATAGGTTATGAAATCATAACACAGACAGCACCCGGTATATGGGCGGCAGGCGACATAGTTGAACATGAGTATTATGGTGATATCACCAGCGACCATTGGCGTCGTCAGAATTCAGGAGAAGTCAATGATAATGTAACACTCTCAAACGTTGTTAGTATTATCCCCGACCAATTTGCTTACGAGAATTATTCTAATATGGCGTATGTAGAAATCATGGGCGCTAAATGGAAAATCAGTGATATTGAAATTCAGAACCCAAGATTAATATTAACGGTTGGGGGTGTATACAATGGCTAGCAGGCTATCACTGCACGATAAACTCATCGAGTTATTAGGAAATGAAAATGTGTATTACCAACCCCCAAATACGTTAAAGATGCAATACCCAGCAATTAGATATTCGAGAATCAGAAGGAAGAGCTTACACGCAGACGATGCGAAGTACGCTCTTTTTGATTGCTATGAAATAATCGTGATTTCAAAAACTCCAGATAATCCGGTAATCGAAAAACTTTTGGAATTACCTTATTCGTCTTATGACAGGCATTATAACTCGGATAATTTGAATCATGACGTATTGACATTATACAACACATTTAAGGAGGAATCATAACATGGCATTAGGAAGAAAATTAGTATGGGATGCTATTGGTACCAGAGAATATGAAACCGGTACCAAAGATGTAGTATTATTCGTCCAGAATTCCAGCGGCGCATATCGTAATGGTGTTGCTTGGAGCGGATGTACTGGCGTTTCTGAAAATCCATCCGGAGCAGAATCAAGCAAGTTATATGCTGATGATATTGCATATCTGAATCTTGTTTCAGCGGAGGAATTTGCAGCAACAATTACTGCATATATGTACCCACCAGAATTTGATGAATGCAACGGTGTGGCTTCTATCGCAAAAGGAGTAAGTATTGGACAGCAGAGCCGTAGACCATTCGGACTGGCTTACACAACTACTATTGGTAATGATACTGATAGTACAGATTATGGCTATAAAATCCATTTGGTTTACAATGGAACAGCTGCTGTATCCAATAAAGAATACAAATCAATTAACAACGATCCAGATGCAATCGAATTCTCTTTCGATATCAGCACAACACCGGTTAAGATTGATGGTTATAAGCCTACAGCAACTCTTGTTGTCAATAGTACAGTTGTCGACGCCAAGAAGCTTAAAGAGTTTGAAGAGATTCTTTATGGTAAAGACCCAGAGCTTCTTAAAGAATCACCAGCAGATTGGTCTACAAACTGGAAAAACTATGTTGAGAAAAAAGCTGGTGAGTATGTATTAATTGATGCAGTAACAGCACCAGAATTCGAAACAGGTAAATACTATGCTCCAGGAGTAGAATCCAGATTAATGCTTCCTGACGAAGTAGCAGCTTTCTTTGCTGAAGGCTAATAAAAATTAAATATCGATCATCTTATTGAGCCCTCTAAAATATGGGGGCTCTTTTTTTTTATTAATGAAAGGAGAACAAAAATTATGTTAAAGAAAACAATTAAATACGTAGATTATGATGGACGCGAAAGAGAAGATGACTTCTACTTTAATCTTAACAAAGCAGAGATTACAGAAATGCAGATGAGTACCCAGGGTGGTTTTGCTGAGTATATTCAGAAAATCGTCAAAGCACAGGATGATGCGACACTTATTGCATTATTCAAAGACCTTATTCTTAAGGCATATGGTGAGAAGAGTGCAGACGGTAAGCATTTCAAGAAATCAGAAGAACTGAGAGATGAATTCATGAGCAGCGCCGCTTTTCCAGAATTATTCATGGAGTTAGCAACAGATGCAGATTCAGCATCTAAATTCATTAATGGAATTATTCCTGCTGACCTCGCAGCTGAAGCAGCTAAAGAAGCAGAGAAAAGTGGACTTCTGCCAGTATCATAAAAACACAAAGTAGGTGACAACAGATATGCTCACGATAGAAATTCCAGAGCAGGTGGATGAATGCTGGGATGAAGAAAATGATGAGTTTTTGTATACAACAATTGCACCACCAGAAACTATTACATTGGAGCATTCCTTAGTCGCTATTTCATTGTGGGAGTCAAAATGGAATAAACCATTTCTTGATTCTAAAGAAAAAACAGACGAAGAGTTCTTGGATTATATAAAATGCATGACTCTAAATCCTGTATCCGATGATGTAATGAGAAGATTAACAACTCAAAATATTAAACAGATAATAGATTACATACAAGCTCCGATGACAGCAACAACTTTTGCTGACGATAAGAAACATCGTCCTAACAAAGATATTGTTACGTCGGAGCTTATCTATTATTGGATGGTTGAATTACACATTCCACCAGAATTCGAGAGATGGCACATAAAACGACTACTCACGTTGATTAGAATTTGCGAAGTGAAACAGGCACCTGCTAAGAAAATGAGTCAGAAAGAAACAATGGCTCAATACGCAGCTTTAAACAATGCACGTAGAAAGAAATATCATTCACGGGGTTAATTTCAATCCCGGAAAGGAGAATATATGGGAACATATAACGTTCATGCTGGTCACTCATTGATTTGTCGAGGTGCAAGTAAGTATCTCGATGAAGTAAATGAAGACCGACAGGTAAAAGACAAGGTAATTTCGCTTCTTCGCGAAGCTGGAAATACCGTATATGATTGTACAGATTCTGATGGGGCTACTCAGAAAGAGAATTTGAGCAATATTGTAAAAAAGTGTAATAGTCACACCGTTGACTTGGATGTAAGTATTCATTTAAATTCAGCACAGACACCAGACACTGGAACCGGCGTTGAGGTTTGGGTGTATGACAAAGAAAATTCTGAAGTTGCATCAAGAATCGCTGACGAAGTATCAAAAGCACTTGGACTTACAAATCGTGGAGTAAAAGTATCTACGAACCTGTATGTATTAAAGCATACTAAGGCTAAGGCTGTGTTGGTAGAGTGTTGCTTTGTAGATTCACAGAAAGATGCGGCAGCATGGAATACCGACAAATGTGCAAGAGCAATTGTTAACGGTATTCTTGGTGAGGTTGACGAGGTACAGGATGTAAAAATAGTCCAGAGTACATATCCGCCTAAAGGTGAAACATGCAAACCATCAAAGAACAATGCGAACTTCGAAGTTCGTGTAGACATTCCAAATTTAAGAATTCGTAAGGGGCCTGGAACAAATACCGCATGGACAGGTAAGTACACCAAAAAAGGAGTATTTACAATTGTTGAGGTTTCAGAAGGAGTCGGTTCCACTAAAGGCTGGGGACGACTGAAATCAAATGCCGGTTGGATTTCCTTAGACCACGTTACACGATTGTAAGGAGAAGCATATGATACGTCTCACACAGAAAGGTGATTTTTCGAAATTGAATCGTTATCTTGAACGAGTTAAAGAAGTTGTGAAAATTGGTGACCTCAATAAATATGGTCGCCAGGGTGTTGAAGCTCTTAAAGCAGCAACGCCAGTTGATTCTGGAGAAACGGCTAATTCGTGGTATTACGAGATAAAACGTCAAAATGGAGTCGTATCAATAGAGTTTAATAACTCTCATATTAATAAAGGAGTTCCTATAGCTATAATTCTCCAGTATGGTCATGGAACTAACAATGGAGGTTGGGTAGAAGGAAGAGATTATATCAATCCTGTTATCCAACCTTTATTTGACAAAATTGCAGAAGATGCCTGGAAGGAGGTTGTTAAGATATGAGCAAAGTGGTTGACGAACGAGTTGTAGAAATGCGGTTCGACAATGACAAATTTGAAAAGAATGTCAAAACAACAATGTCAACACTCGACAAGTTTAAAGAAAAATTGAAATTTTCGGGTGCGTCCAAAGGGTTTGAAGAAATAAATACTGCTGCTAACAAAGTTTCGTTCAATAAACTTGAACAAAGCATAAATGCGATACAGAATAGATTTTCTACAATGGGTATTGTTGGAATGCGTGTTATTGAAAATCTTACTGATAAAGCTATGATGTTCGTTTCAAAAATTCGTAGTTTCGTTACTGATGGAACCATATCTGGCGGTATTCGAAGGGCTACAAATTTGGAAAATGCACGGTTTCAATTACAGGGGTTATTGAATGATGCTGAAGCTGTAGAAGCTGTTATGCAGAATGTGAATGACGCCGTTCATGGAACAGCATATAGTTTGGATGCAGCGGCAACAGTTGCATCTCAGTTAGCCGCATCCGGAATGAAAGCCGGAGATGAAATGTTTTCGGCATTACGAGGTGTTGCTGGTGTAGCAGCAATGACAAACAGTAGTTATGAAGACATTGGTCGAATATATACACAGGTAGCCGGTCAGGGTAAATTGATGGGCGACCAGTTACTTCAGTTGTCTGGTAGAGGTATGAATGCTGCGGCAACTTTAGCTAAGTATTTGAATAAGTCAGAAGCTGAAGTTCGTGAAATGACAAGCAAAGGCGAAATTGATTTCAAAACTTTTGCGTCTGCAATGGATGACGCTTTTGGAGAACATGCCCATAAGGCTAATGATACTTTTAATGGCTCGATGGCGAATGTAAAATCTGCTTTAGCAAGAATTGGTGCGTTATTTGCAACGCCATTAATAAAATCAAAGGGACCATTAGTATTGTTTTTCAATGCTGTAATGGAAAAAGTAGATGCGGCACAGAAAGCACTTGTTCCTGTCGCCGAAACAGTTACAACATGGTTATCCAAAATTATCGACAAAGGAACAGAACTTGTAAAAAAAATTGATTTACAGGGATGGATTGATAAGTTTAAAAAACTTGGACAGAACAATCCGTTTTCAAATTTAGCTAAGCGAATCGATGAGGTTACACAGCCAGCACAAAAAGCAGCTGAAGCGGTGCAGGACTTTAGTGATGTTGTTGATAAAGTTATAAACGGTGATTTTGGTAATGGGGAAGCACGATTTAAAGCGCTGACCGAAGCCGGATATGATTGGGCTCATATACAGAATCTTGTAAATGAGAAGCTTGGTGATAGTACACGACACACCACTGATTTCAAAGAATCACAGGAAGATTTGAACAAAGAGCAGGCTACTACAATAGACCAGTTACTTGAAATGTCAGATGCGCAGCTTACGGCAATTGGTTTTACTGATGACGAAGTAAAAGCCTTTCGAGAATTAGAAGAGCAGTCAAAGAAAACAGGTATTCCAATAAAAGATTTAATCGAAGATACGAGTAAACTTAGTTCGAAATCATTATTACTTGACTCTTTTCGGAATATCGGAGAAAGTATTGCTAAAGTGTTCAAAGCAATTGGTGAAGCTTGGAAAGAAACTTTTGATGGCGACAACGTCAATATTTTATATGACATCGTGGCTGGTTTTCATAAAGTGACAACTTGGATGAGCATATCTGATGAAGATGCTGATAAGTTAAAACGAACATTTAAAGGCTTGTTTGCGTTATTAGATATAGTATCGACTCTTGTCGGTGGTGGATTAAAATTAGCTTTTAAGGTTTTAGCAGCTATACTTGATGCTTTTGACATAAGCGTTTTGGATTTGACTGCTGGAATCGGAGATTTGCTTGTAAAATTCAGAGACTTTTTATTTAGCAATGATTTGATTACCAAAGGTTTTGATAAACTGGCTTCTGGGGTCAAAATGGTTATCGGAGCAATCAAAGATTTGATAGATGCATTTCTTGGAATACCAAAAGTACAGGAAGCAATTGAGAATCTTAAGAATATTGACATGACCGAAATTGGCAAAAATATTTTGGCTGGTCTGAAGAACGGATTAGAGGGTGGTATTACTTCTATACCAAAGATTTTAGTTCAGATTGGGCAAGGTATTATCACCGCTATTAAAGATGTTCTTGGTATTCATTCTCCATCGACAGTTATGACCGAAATTGGCGAGTATACAATGGAAGGATATCATAACGGATTAACAAATGGTCTTAGCGGTATACGGGAATTTATAAAAGGTCTTGGGGCTAGCATTATTCAATGGTTTCAGGATATGAACTGGGGTAAAGTTATAGCACTAAGTATAAGTTCTATATTGCTTGTCATGGTAAAGAATCTTTCCAAATCAATTATGAATGTTACAGAGTTGTTCTCTGGAGCTGGTTCTGTATTGGAAGGGGTAGGTTCGGTACTTTCAAGCGTTAGTACAGTTATATCAAAGGCGGCAAAACCTATTGCTAAAATACTCAAGAATGTAGCTAAAGTAGTAAAAGCTTTTGCAAACGTATTAAATGCGCAGGCTTTTAAATTAAAAGCCGAAGGAGTAAAAGACCTTGCATTATCATTATTAGCATTGGCTGGTGCAGTATATATACTGGCTCAGTTAGATACCGGTAAATTATGGAGCTCTGTTGGAGCATTAACTGTATTATCATTAGTGTTGGCGGCATTAGCAATTGGCGTAAGTAAGATGTCAGAATCATCAATGTCTATTGATAAACATCACATAAATATCAAAGGCGTAAAAACTTGCCTTCTTTCCATCGGAATAGCACTTTTATTAATGGCAGCAACTGTAAAAATAATTGGTTCGATGGACCCTGACAAGTGTACACAAGGATTTGCGGGCTTAGCTGGTATGGTTGGCGCTATTGTATTAGTTGTAACAGCATTCGGAAAACTTGTTGATGAGAAACAGGCTAAGAACATCGATAAAGTCGGCAAGATGATGCGAAAAATGGCAGTATCGATGTTGATTATGGCTGTTGTTTTAAAAGTTATAGGTTCTATGCCAATAGACCAGTATCAGCAGGGATGTTGGGGCTTAGTTGCTATGGCTGGGGTTATGACTTTAATGATAGTTGCATTTGGAGAACTTGTCGATGAGAAAAAAGCTGCAAATATCGATAAGGTCGGCAAAATGCTACTTGAACTTTCTGCGGCTATGATTCTTATGGCGGTTGTTGTGAAAATTGCAGGTACGTTTAGTACCGGAGAAATGATAAAAGGAGCAGGTTTTGCAGTTGCTTTTTTGGGATTTCTTGCACTTGTAATGTTAATTTCTAAAATTGACGGAAAAGAAATGACAAAAGTCGGAACAAATTTGTTAAAAATTAGTTTCGCCATGTTATTACTTGCTGGCGTTGTTAAAGTTGTAAGTATGTTATCGCCTAAGGAAATGGTAAAAGGCGGCATATTTGCAGTTGCCTTTATAGCGTTTTTAGCAGCACTTATGGCAGTTACAAATTTATTTGGTGGCGGTAAACTTGAAAAAGTTGGAACATCTATTTTGGCAATATCTGTAGCTATTGGTATTATGGCTGGTGTATGTATTCTTTTAGGAATGATTGATATTGCCAATTTAGCAAAAGGTGTTATTGCAGTCGGAATACTTGGTGCAATGCTAGCACTAATGATACGTGCGACGAAAGACGCAAAACAATGTATGGGTAATATTATTGCTATGGGTGTGGTTATTGCTATTATGGCTACAGCAGTAGCGGCGTTATCATTTATTGCACCGGAAAAACTTGTTGCTCCAGTGGCAGCATTATCTGTATTAATGGGAATGTTTGCGATTGTTGAAAAAGCTGGAAGTAATATTCAAAAAGCAACAGGCACGATGGTTGCCATGGCAGTTATAATTGGAATACTGTCGGCTGCGTTATGCATATTAGCAACACTGCCATCTGATAGTGTTATAGCATCAGCGGCGTCTATTGCGTTGGTGATGGGAAGTCTTGCGGTAGTATTAAAAATCATAAGTAGTTGTAAAAAAGTAGCTACATCGGCAATGGTAGCACTCGGAATACTTACATTCATCGTAGGCATTTTGGGTGTTATTTTATACGCGTTAGGAGAGATTGATGCCACAGCAACGTTAGCAAATGCTGCTGCATTATCGGTGCTTATTACTGCATTATCAGTATCACTGGCAATTATTAGTAAAGTTCCAGTGACAGGAGCAATAGAGGGTGCTGTCGGATTAGCTGCATTTATTGGCATCATGGCTGCTGTATTAGCTGTACTTGGCGGGCTGGCTCAAATACCTGGTCTTCAGGATATAATCGCTGATGGCGGAGAACTACTTGCAACCATCGGATATGCAATTGGTAAGTTTGTTGGAAGTATTGTTGGCGGATTTACTGCTGGAGTGTCATCTGGATTACCAGAAATAGGTACAAATTTATCTTCATTCATGTTGAATGTAACACCGTTTCTTGTTGGTATGAACATGGTTGACGGTGACAATTTGCTTAAGGGCGTTGGAGCATTGACAGCTGCTGTTATTATGCTTACTGCGGCTGAATTAATATCCGCCATTGCATCCTTTATATCTCAGGGGTCTTCATTTGCTGATTTGGGAAAAGAGTTATCGTCATTTATGCTGAATGCTACGCCATTTATAGTCGGGGCATCTATGCTGACCGAAGATATGATGAATGGCGTAAAAACATTAGCCGAAACAATACTTATTCTTACAGCGGCAGATGTTCTCAACGGTGTAACTTCGTGGTTAACCGGTGGTTCTTCACTTACTGAATTTGCACAGCAGTTAATTCCTTTTGGAGTCGCATTGTCTGCATTTTCGGCGGTAGTATCAGGTAATGTTGACGAGGAAGCTGTTTCTGCCGCCGCCAATTGTGGAAAGTTATTGACTGAAATGGCAGACTCAATACCAAATAGCGGTGGACTTGCTGGATTCTTCGCAGGTGAGAATGACATTGACGATTTTGCAAAGAAATTGATTCCATTTGGTGTTGCAATTGTGATATTCTCGTCGATTGTATCAGGTCACGTTGACGAAGAGGCAGTGAGAGCTGCCGCTAATGCCGGTCAGATGATGTCTGATATGGCAGATACGATTCCAAATTCCGGTGGTTTAGTTGAATTTTTTACTGGTGGAAACGATATCGACGACTTTGGACGAAAGATGCTTTCTTTTGGTAAGAGCATTGCAATATTTTCAACAGTTGTATCTGGTCATGTTAGCGAAGAAGCTGTTGCCGCAGCGGCAAACGCTGGTCAAATGATGGTTGATTTGTCAGATACAATTCCAAACTCTGGTGGTTTAGTTGAATTTTTTACTGGTGGAAATGATATCGACGACTTTGGCAAAAAAATTGCAGTCTTCGGATTGTCATTATGTAGATTTTCAGAATGCGTTAAAGATATAAGTTCGGATGATGTTACTACTGCCAAAAACTGTGGCGATATGATGGTCGAACTCAACAATGCAATTCCAGAAACCGGAGGTATTAAGAGTTTATGGTCTGGAGAGAGTAACCTTGCATCCTTTGGGTCAAATATTGCTGCATTTGGAACTGCAATGGCAAGTTTCTCTGAAAGCGTATCTGGCAATATAGACGAGGATGCGGCACAGTCTGCAATCAACGTTGCCATGAAATTAAATGATTTGGCACCTACGTTACAGGATACAGACTATAGCGGTTATGGTCTTCTGAATAAAGCAATGGCTGACGACATCAGCAAATTTGCTATGTCACTTGTGCTATTCTCAAACTCATTAGAGCAGAATCTTGATTCGGATGCAATCACATCAGCAACAGATGCGTGTATGTCCTTTGTTGATATGACAAATGAAGTCGCAAATGTCGATTTCGACGTATTAAGTAATTTCGCTGATACATTAAACGATTTGGCTGATGATATGTCCAGTATCGACGTAAGTGGTATGTCAACTTTTGGAGAAAAGCTTGGTGAGATTGGAACGACTGGAGTTGATAAACTTATCAATGCGTTTAAAGAAGCTGGTCCAAAAGCATCCGAAGCCGGAAAAGCAATAATCCAGGGACTTGGTACTGGGGTCAAACAGGCTAGTGGATTATTTGTTAATTCAGTAAAAGGTATTGTTACCCAGTTCGTTTCCACACTACGGTCTGCACAAGGTGAATTTATGGCTAGCGGTTCTACAATGATGACCAATCTTACTATGGGTATCACGTCAAAGAAATCTACAGTAGAGAACGGTATTAAATCAACGGTCGAAGCAGCAAGTAATTCCGTTAGAGAATATTATACGCTGTTTTCTAGTGCTGGTGCATTTCTTGTTAGTGGTTTCGCAAAGGGAATCGATGATAATAGGGATGTTGCAAAGAAAGCGGCAAAAGCGATGGCTCAGTCAGCATACAATGCTGCTAAGAAAGAACTTGACATAAATTCTCCATCCAAAAAGTTTGAATATCTTGCACAGTTTGTTCCAGCAGGATTTGCAAATGGAATCGTTAAGTACGGCAATGTTGTATCTGAAGCTACAACGTATATGGGTAGACTTGCTATGTCTGGTGCTGAAAAGACATTATCTGACATGACAAGTATTATTAACGACGATATTGATACTCAGCCAACGATTCGACCAGTTCTTGATTTAACAAACGTCAAGAAAGAGGCAGGTTACATCAGTGGATTATTCAATAGCAGTGCGTCAGTAGGAGTAGATGCTGAACTCAGTTCAATATCTACAATGATGAATCGTAATCGTCAAAATGGAGTAAACGACGATGTTGTCGGTGCTATAAACAAGCTTCGCAAAGATGTTAACGGAATCAGTAAGCCAACCTACAATGTTGGTAATGTTACGTATGATGATGGAAGTAACGTTAGCGATGCTGTAGAAACACTTATAAGAGCAATCGTAGTAGATGGGAGGTCGTAGTAATGCCTGAAGCATATAATTTGTCTATCAAACGACAAAGTGGAGATGGCGGAAGCCATTATGCAACATGGGAGTTTAATGAAATGACTGATATTACGGTTACAACCGGAACAGGTATAACTATCGGCTCCCTTGTTACAATTAAACCCGGAGCTACCTATTACAATGGTACCCATATACCAAATTGGGTTATGGCAGACCAGTGGTATGTATCATCTATGAGCGGAGATAGAGTTGTTCTTGGGCGAAACCCAAGTGGAACTCATAATATTCGAAGTCCAATCAATATTGCATACTTGAACGGTGGTTCAACCACAACCACAACTCAGTCTTTAAATACTTTAGATCATTATGCCGTTTACTGGTACTACGATACTGGTGACGGCATTTGGTTTAAGGGAAGTTCTGGAGATACCAACGATAAGATATCAATGTATAGCGCTCCAAGTAATGCCATTCGTATTAAATGTACCGTTTTACCTATTGCCAAAACACGTCAGGTTAACGGTACTGATATGGCATACTGGGTTAGTGGAGGAACAACAGTCGAGTATTCTATTGATGCTGACCCACCGGAGAATATTGCGACTCCATCTGTAGAAATTGACAAGTATAAACTTACAGCAACTATTGAAAATATCTCAGACCCAAGAACTGACGAGGTCAAGTTTGAGATATATAACGGTGTTCAGTTGGTAAATACCGGAGTTGTAACAGTATTAGCTTGTCGTGCTACTTATACTTGTAATGTTGCTGCCGGTGGAGAGTATCGAGTTCGTGCTGCGGCTATTAACATTAATAGCGGATACGGAATCAGTAAAGACGGAATTGACAATCGAACACGAATTTACGGCAAATGGTCTGATTTCTCGTCTGTTGTAAAATCAATTCCAGCGACGCCAGCAGGAATAACTGTCTGTAAGGCAAGTTCAAAAACATCTGTTCATTTGGAATGGTCAGCAGTAGCAAGTGCTACCAGTTACGATATTGAATACACTACAAAGAAAGAGTATTTCGATGGTTCTGACCAGACAACGACAGTAACTGGAATAAAATTTACGCATTACGAGAAGACAGGATTAGAAACCGGTAATCAATACTTCTTCCGAATTAGAGCTGTTAATGAAAAAGGTGAGTCCGGTTGGTCTGGTATTTCTGCGGTAATTCTTGGAAAAGACCCCGCAGCACCTACCACATGGTCATCAACGACCACAGCAATTACGGGAGAGCCGTTGACTTTGTATTGGGTTCATAATTCTGAAGATGGTTCTAGTCAGACATATGCACAGTTAGAGATAACTATTAACGGAAAGAAATCATCTTACACCATTAAGAATACTAATGATGAAGATACGAAGGATAAAACCAGTTCCTATCCAATTGATACTTCAAAGTACACGGAGGGAACCACAATAAAGTGGCGTGTTAGAACAGCAGGAGTAACAAACACATATGGTAAATGGTCAATTGTTCGTACAATAGACATTTATGCCCCAGCAACGTTATCGTTAGCGATGAACGATTCTGATGGAGCAGCTATTGACGTACTGACAGGTTTCCCGTTCTATGTAACTGCGTTGGCTGGACCAAAGACACAGTCACCGTTAAGTTATCATCTTACAATCCTATCAAATCAGGTTTATCAGACAATTGACCAGGTCGGAACCGTCAAAATGGTTAATCAAGGCGAAGAAGTGTATTCGAAGTATTTCGATACTACAGAATCTTTGGTGGCTGAAATCTCAGCAAGCAGTGTAGATTTGAAAAATGGTATGAGTTATATCATGAAGTGTGTTGTGGCTATGAATTCTGGACTGACCGCAGAAGCGTCATTAACTTTTTCGGTTAGCTGGACAGAAACAACATACGAGCCAAACGCTGAGATAGGAATAGACCCGGCAACATACTCGGCTTATATTAGACCATATTGTTTAGGCTCTGATGGTTTATTGGCTTCTGGTGTAAAACTTGCTGTTTATCGTCGAGAATTTGATGGTAGCTTTGTTGAAATTGGTTCTGAGATTGAGAACGGAAGAAATGTTCACGTAACTGACCCACATCCGGCATTAGATTATGCTCGATATAGAATAGTTGCAACAGAAGAGGCAACTGGCGCCGTTAGTTATTATGACCCACCAGGCTATCCAGTTCTTGGAAGTGAAATTGTAGTCCAGTGGGACGAGGAATGGTCGGTATTTGATACGTCAAATAGTGATGAGATGGAAGAGCCGGCTTGGGCTGGTTCGTTGCTAACTCTTCCTTATAATATAGACGTCTCAGATAGTAATTCTCCGGATGTGGAACTAATCGAGTATGAGGGTCGTTCTAATCCGGTTAGTTATTATGGAACCCAAAAAGGATTTACTTCAACTTGGAATGTAGATGTTGTAAAAACAGATAAAGATACTTTATATGGTTTACGACGTTTACAACAGTGGATGGGTGATGTCTACGTTAGAGAACCATCAGGAAGTGGTTACTGGGCAAACATCAAAGTTTCATTTAGTCGTAAGCATGGTGCGTTGGTAATGCCGGTAACATTAAATGTCACAAGAGTGGAAGGAGCGATGTAATATGCCAGATTGGACTAAATCAATGGAACAAACATTTGAGTATTACATTGTTGACCCTTCCACATGGAGGGACAAAGTAAAGCTCGACAACGTAAAAAAAGCATCTGTAGTAAGGGACTCGACAGTTGATACTTTGGGGTCCGCTTCGTTTACCATGATGAATACAGTTGGCGAATGTTATGTCCGCGAGTATTTGGTTGTAAAGCAGAATGGACTTAAGGAACGAATACCTTTGGGGACGCATCTTATTCAGACACCATCGTCGGAATTTGATGGCAAAGTTCGAAGTGCGACTATAGATGCTTATACACCATTATTAGAATTGAAAGAGAATCCTCCGCCTTTGGGCTATGCGTCTTTAGCTGGCGAAAACATAACCCAGAGTGCAGAGATGATTGCTCGTGAACACGCAAGAGCACCAATTGTCGGAGCTGATAGTTCGGAAAAACTCTATACAGACTTTGTAGCAAATTCGGATGATTCATGGCTGACGTATGTTCGCGATTTACTTACGAACGCCAATTATAAATTAGAACTTGACGAAATGGGACGTATATTGTTTGCTCCACAGCAGGATATTGCTTCATTACAACCAGTAATGACATATTCCGATGATAATAGCTCATTATTGTATCCTGAGATAACTACAAAACATGATTTGTATGGTGTACCTAATGTTGTGGAAGTAGTATATTCAAAAACTGGCAGCTATTATTACGCTCGAGTCGTAAATGATGATGTTAATAGTCCAACGTCAACGGTTAATCGTGGACGCGAAATTATCAAACGAGTAACAGACTTGGGTCTACCAGGAGAACCTACAGAAGCACAAGTTAAAGAGTATGCAGAATTGTTACTTCGAAATTTGTCCTCAATAGAGTACACGGCATCGTATACACATGGTTATTGCGGAACACGAGTTGGTGATTGTGTTCGTTTGAATTATGAACGAGCAGGTCTTGTAGACATAAAAGCAAAAATCGTAAGTCAGACAATTAAATGTGAACCTGGATGTCCTGTAAGTGAACGGGCTGTTTATACAGTAAAGTTATGGAGGTGATAGTATGGGCTTGTCTTCGGAGTTAGCGTCTCAGTTTGCTAAAATAGTAAATCAGACGAATACTAACGGTTCGAAAGAAACGACAGTTTATGGCACTGCCGTTAAATTCAACGGGAAAATGTACGTAAAGATTGATGGCTCAGACAGAATGACCCCTATTACATCGACTGTAGATGTACGAGAGGGCGAGCGTGTTACTGTCCTTATTAAGAATCATCAGGCGGTTGCAACCGGTAATACATCTTCTCCAGCCGCACGAACAGATGACGTAAAAGACAATACGCAAAAGATAGAAGATGCCAGTAAGCAGATAACTGAGCTTGGAACTCTTGTCGCCGATAAAGCAAGCATTAAAGAGTTAGAAGCTGATGAGGCTAGAATTAAGGACTTAGAGGCTGCCAATGCAACAATAACTGGCGAGTTAACAGCACAGAGAGCTAGTATTAGTAACTTAACGGCTGATAATGTAAATATTAATAAGTCATTGACCGCTGCTAATGCATCTATTGAGAATTTAAAAACAAACAAATTGGATGTTGAAGTTGCTGATTTGAAGTTTGCGACGATTGATTCATTAAAGGCTACAAATGTTAGTGTTAGACAGTTGACTTCCGACTTCGGTGATTTCAAAAAGTTAAGCACGGAATCATTTAATGCAAATAATGCTGCCATCAAATCGTTACAGACGGATAAGCTCAATACAAAAGATGCGGAAGTTACTTATGCGAACATAGACTTTGCTAATATTGGTGATGCTGCTATTGAGAAGTTTTATGCAAAATCTGGTATCATCAAAGATTTGGTTATTGGAAATGAGACTGTCACCGGAGAATTGGTGGGTATTACAATCACTGGTGATTTGATAAAAGCCAATACAATAGTTGCTGATAAGTTTGTTCTGAAAGGTCAAAATGGATTATTTTACCGCATAAATACGGACGGAATAACCGTTGAGACTGAGCAGACAGATGAAAATTCACTGAATGGAAAAGTGATACTGGCTAAGTCAATCACAGCAGATAAGGTAAAAGTTACGGATTTGGTTGCGTTTGGAGCGACCATTGCTGGATTTAACATCAACGATAACTCCATATATTCCGGAGTAAAAAAGGCTGTCAATAACAACACGAGAGGTATTTACCTGGATAAAGATGGACAGATTGCATTCGGTGATAGTAATAATTATGTGAAATACTACAAGGATACAGATAATACTTACAAACTTAAGATTTCTGCTGGTAGTATTATTATGAGTGCAACCGGTAAGACCGTGGAGGATGCTATTAACGGCGTTGAGACGAAACTCGATGAATTGGATGTTCCGGATGACTTGGTCACAAAAGCCGACCTGATAGACGATATCAATTCTGAGTTGAAAATTGATGGTAAGAGCATATCGCTTACAACAGGACATTTTGTAATTAGCTCTAAGAATTTCAGTTTGGACGCAGAAGGTAATGCGTCGTTCTCTGGAACAATCACTGGCTCATCTGGTGAATTTACAAAAGGGTTTTATGTTAATATTTTGGATCCGATAACAACTGGCGACGTCGATTCGTCATGGCAATTTAAAATTTCAAAAGGAAATATGTTTGTTGGACGATATATTCCTCGAGAATACATTGAAGAGCCACCGTTTGACCATTATGAAGCGTATATAAAATTCGACGGTGCTACGACAGCAATAGTTGGTGGATCGCGTATATATCTTAATTGTAGCGCAATGAGTATAGATTTAGACTATGACAATAACCGTATGCAATTGATCAATAGCACAGTAGGAATAACCATTGGCTCGTCTCGAATATCGCAATCAACAACGCAGTTTACTGGAAACGTAAACGCCACAGGATACACGGTTACAGCTACGAATCTAACAGCAAAATCAAAATTATCTGTTAGCGGAAATAGTTATTTTGGTGGCTCCGGTACTTTTGGCGGCGGTCTTAGCGTACCATATATCGAAGTGACATATTCGACACCATTTATAGATTTTCATTATGATAAATCAAAAGCAGATTATACGAGCCGCTTTATCGATTATGGAGGAAACTTCACTTATTGTACAAACAGCGGAATTCATCAATTCTGCAATATCGACGGTAGTCAAGTAGCAAGGATTCAATCTAACGGTACTTTTGGTGCCGCTACCGGAGGAACAGCTATTGTCGGAAGTGCTATATATTGTCAAACAACATGGAGCGGTGGAGCGTATACAGCAGTATATGGGGCTTCATTTACGAACCCTTCATCACGATTGGTTAAGGAAAACATTGCTGATATGACAGACGATGAAGCTATGAAAATTCTTCAATTAACGCCAGTCGATTTCGATTACATCGAAGCATACGGTGGTGAAAAGAATCAACATGGACTCATAGCAGAAGACACCATTGACATTATACCGTCTTGCGTTACTGTCCCTGATGGATATTCAGAAGATGCTTTTGATATAGACAATGGAATTAGAAACGAAGTATTAGCAATTGATTACTCAAAACTCGTGCCTTATCTGGTCAAAATGGTTCAAATACAGCAGAAACAAATAGATAAATTATTATCCACTCAACAGAAAGGAGAATAAACATGAAAAAATTAAAAGTAACAGTCGGTGAATTATACAACATCGAACAGTCAATTTTAGCAGCAGACGTTATGAAGATGATGTTTTCTTGTAAGGGAAGTCTTTGCTTACTTAGAAATATGAAGAAAATGGAATCTGAGCTGGAGGAATTCAAATCCAAGAGAACAGAACTCATCAAAGAATATTCTAATGGTAATGACAGCATTAGCCCGGAATCAGAACGTTGGAGCGAATTTGTTACAGCATACAATGAGTTAGCATCCGTGGAAGCATCTGTAGAAATCAACACGATTGCGATTGATGATTTACCGGAACAGATAACACCAGTTGTTTGTGGCTTATTAGAGTGTATGATTAATGACTAAGAAGAAGAGAAGGAGGATTAACTATGTTTGATATTACATCATTATTTTCAAAATACTTTGTGTTAGTTGTGTTTGTGGCTTGCGGAATTCTTGGATACGTAATCAAGCACGCAACATTCCTTAAAAAGATTCCGAATGACGACATCCCGGTGATTCTTGCGATTGTCGGTTTTATCCTGAATCTGTTCGTAAGTGGATTTTCACTTGAAGCAGGTGTTTGGGGTTCATTAATGGGTTTGGCATCTACAGGAATGCATCAGGCTATTTCACGATTTATAGACAGTTATTGGCAGAATAAAACAGAATGAGGGATGACTTATGGGCAATGTTCAGTTCTTGGGGTATCTGATTAGTGCAATCATAACTCTTGGTGGCTTTATAGCTGTCATTATGAAGTTTATTCAGCCGATAAATGATTTGAGGATAGTCATTCAGAAGTTGAACGATACAATTGATGCACTCAAAGAGGATAACCTTTCTCAGAATAAAAGAATCGAAAAACATGGAGTACAGATTGATGACTTAAATAATCGAGTTGGTAGAATTGAAACCAAAATCGACATGCATCAGGAGTAGTCTACATAAGGGGATGTTATTATCATCCCCTTTTCTTTTTCGCATAATTTACAATTACTTTAATGAGAAAAAGGTAACTATTAGATGACTAATGGCTATGGGTTTGTATTACCTATCCAGGTGGGAGGCATGAAATAGGGCTGACAGTTTGATAGCAATATACACTTTTTCTTTTATTTTTGCTTATTATAATATAGAATAAGGGATACCATTGTGTAGTACCCCTTAAAATTTGAAACGTTGTAATAAAACGTGCATTGTAGCAGTTTATTTGACACTTATTTGACCATATACGTCATGTAAAATGCCGGAAACCAGCTATTTACTGGACTTATAAATCTCAATCAGCTTCTGTTGAGGAAGCAGCAAAGGCTGGTAAATTCTAAATAGAAAGCTTGATTTTATAGGCTTTTTGGAGACTCATATCATTTTTGGTATGGGTCTCTTTTTTTTACTCATTTTCTGCATTTGGTGTAAAAATAGCTGCACGCTGCCCTCAAGTCGCCATATGTAAATATTATGACGAGTAGTATTCACATTATTATTCAGATTTTAAGGTGACGGATGAAGTATTAAGAAGAAACACAGTTCTTCCGCAAAACAGAATAGGTGAGACTTGTACAGAGCATGAAGTAAATTTTGTATGCAAGCGTGAAGATGGTTCATATGTAAGCTCGCGTACGATGCAGCATGTTTCGAGGATTGTGCATGAACAGCTTTCCTGCACTTAAATTGGTGAGTCTCAAGGTTCGTAAAACGGTATTGATTGAGCTTACTGTGAAATATGAAGGAATGAAATATCACATCTGGTATTGACATAGCCGAACGGCTTAGTATATGATAAATATATCAAAAATAAGCCGTTCGACCTTTTTTAGCTTGCACAAAATTAAAATAAGCCGTTCGACTATGCGACAAGGAGGCGTCATGAAAATAGCAGATGCAGAAGCTTTTGGAAATGAATTACGTACACGCAGAAAAGAATTGGGATATACACAGGCTTATATCGCTGAATTTACAGGATTTAGTGTCAGCTTTATATCTGATCTGGAAAGAGGAAAGGAAACGTGTGAGATTGGAAAGGCGATTGAGATTGTAAATCTTTTAGGTATGGATTTGTGTATGGAAAAGCGAGGCAAATAAAATGAGAGATTTTCATGTATTTATTGAACAGCAGGGAGAGCAGATCTATGTTGGTAAGATAACAGGAAGTGGATCTGAAAATGCGGTATTTTCCTATGCACAAGAGTATTTGGATAATCCGTCAAGTTGTCCTATTTCAATTCATACATTATTTGGAAAGTAAGAATGAACGGAGCAATATTGATTCGGTACTTCAAGTAAGTGTAAATGCAAATAAGCAGGTATATAGTCTGTTAAGGAGGAAAAATGAGATGTGTGAAGCATTGCGTGAATTAATGAAAGATGAAATTGAAAAAGAACTGGAAAATAAATTGGAGCAGGGCGAAAAACTGCAACTAATTCGTCAGGTAATCAAGAAACTGCAAAAAGGCAACTCCGTAGAAGAAACATCTGATATGCTGGAAGAAGAGCCGGAAAATATCAGGAAGATATATGAAATTGCAGCAACTATGGCGCCGGATTATGACGTAGAAAAAATATATCAAAAACTGTAGAAATTCAAATGGAAATATACCGGAAATATACCCAAGTAAGTCCCTAAGAAAAATTGTAGGGAAACACTTGACAAACATATTTTTATAAGATATAGTGTAAAAGTACTAGCTATTAAGCTAATATAATTTTTCATAACTCATGCCTCTCGGGTTCTTCGGAGTTCGGGAGGTACTCCCCAAAAATATAGTCAGGATTTTATCCTGGCTTTTTTATTTTACAGGAAATTGCTTTCCTGCAAAATGTGTTTTCTATAGTTCCAAAATGCTTGTAAGAAGCTAGTTATGGTATGCCTGGCAGGTTATGCAACAAGGAGGATGTTTTTATGAAGTTACTCTATGCAGAAGACGAAGAAAACATGGCAGAAGCTGTTACAGATATTCTTGTATTTCATAAGTACCAGGTTGATACGGTATATGATGGAGAAGAGACATTGGAATATGCAAGAAAAGAAATAACCAGGACACTTATTATGCTCTCGGAAGAACCACAACAAAGTGTAAAGCAACAGAATGAACCGCCGGTGCAGCCGGAGGGAAATCTTGAAAAACTGTTTGACCGTTTTTACCGGGCTGATACAGCACGAACCCAGAAAAAAGGTGGTTACGGAATTGGACTTTCTGTGGCAAGAGTAATTGCAAATGCTCATGGCGAAGTATTACAGCCGAAGTGA